ATGGGACCATTTGATTTTATAAAAGCAATAAATGACTCTAAAAATGTCATGAAAGATGATTCTATGGCAGAAAAGGACTATATTCCCTTTCTTGTCAATCGTGGATTATCTTTTTTTCAGGATACAGTCATCCAAGTCAATGAAATGAACAGGTTACACTTCCTTGACAACAAACTTCAGTTCGACTATTTACTAAATAATATCAGACCACGTAAGAGGTGGTCAAAGTGGTTGAAGCCAGACAAAATTGACAATCTAGAACTAGTCAAAGCATATTTTGGTTTCGGTAATGAAAAAGCAAAAGAGGCTTTAGAAGTTCTCACCAGCGAGAACATTGAAGAGATTAAGAGTAAACTTGCAAAAGGTGGAATGGAGAAATCAAATGACTATAAACATAGAAGAGATGGTTGAATGTACATTAAAGGAACCTGATGACTTTTTGAAGATCAGAGAAACACTTACAAGAATAGGTGTTGCTTCAAGAAAAGATAAAACCTTATATCAATCTTGTCATATATTACATAAACAAGGACGATATTTTATTGTCCATTTTAAAGAATTATTCGCACTTGACGGTAAACCCACTAATTTTTCAGAGAATGATCAAGCGAGAAGAAATACAATAACGAACCTATTATCTGAATGGGGGCTTATAGTATTGGTAGATTCGGAAAAAACAGCCGAATTAACTGTTCCTCTAAATCAATTAAAGAATTCTAGCATATAAAGAAAAAGAAGAGTGGACATTAACAGCAAAATATAATATTGGAAGTAAAAAGGTGATAGATGAGTACAACAGCAGCAGTGAAGAAGAGTAAAACTACATCATTAAAATTCTACAAATTAAACGAACAAGCACAATTACCAGTATTTGCAACGAAACAATCAGCATGTTTTGATCTGTATGCAAATTTAATTGTGGACGAAAATGTACAATATTATGGTGCAATTCAAACAAAAGAGTTACCTAGAAGGGTTTCTTTTGATATAAATAGTAATAGAAACTTTATACAATTGAATAATATGGAACGTATGTTGATTCCTACTGGGCTTATCGCAGATATTCCAGTAGGTTTTTCAGTTCGATTACATTCAAGGTCTGGCCTGGCATTCAAACAGGGAGTTTATCTAGCGAATTGTGAAGGGATTATCGACAGCGATTATGTCGACCCGATTTACGCAATGGTAACAAGCATCAGCAATGTTCCAACGCGGATTTATGATGGAGATAGGATATGTCAAGGCGAACTGGTTCGATGTGAAAAATATACATTGGATGAGTCTGATGAAGCCCCTTCTCAGAAAACAGATAGAGAAGGTGGATTTGGTTCAACAGGTGTGTAAAATGTATACACATATCTTAATTTTTAAATCTTATAGGAGTTTATTCTATGTTAGATAAAGTAACAGGCTGGATGAAAAGCCTAACAGATGCAGGTCTTGCACTTATAGCACTTGGTGTAGTTCTGCAAATTCTTTTTGGAGCAGCAGTTCCATTCATTGGTCTTGATGTTGTAGGCTCAGTAGTGGGTCTTGTCAAAGAACTTGGATCTGAAGGACTTGTAGGTTTAGCGGCAATTTGGGTTTTGTGGGGTATTTACTCTAAGTAGTAAAATACTTGACAAACCTATATAAATATGTTATAATGTAATAAAGGGTGAGAAATTGCCCTTTATTATTTTTGCTTATGAATGAATTTCATAATACAAATTGGATAATTGATGAGGATTTTATGGAAGCTAGATACAAGTTGTTAGTCAAAGAATCTGGAAATTATACTGCAGATTCGTTGACTAAGCTAATTTGGATAGTTTTCAAACATCGCTGTCATCATCTCTTGAAAGGAGAAGGTTGGCGTGATTGAGGTGCATCATAGTGATGACCTCGTATTAACTACCCCGATGCCATGTGCTATGGGTCGGGATTATTTTTAACCTTGCTTATATAAGGAGGCATTATGTTACAATTAGCACGACACTCCGCGTTTACACCCCAAGACCTTCAAAAAATGATGGGATTCTCTGTAGGATTCGATTCAATTTTTGATCGTTTTTTCGATATGGACACTACTCGTGATTCAGGGTATCCACCATACAATATTCGAAAAATCAACGAAGCTCAATATGTCATTGAGATTGCCCTTGCCGGGTTTTCAAAGGATGATATTGAGGTTGAACTCACAGAAGGCACTCTCACCGTTCGTTCAAAGAAACTTGAAGAACAGACGGAATTGGATTCTGAGGATTCTTATGTACACAAAGGAATCGCCAAGCGATCCTTTCTTCGATGTTGGACACTTTCCGATGATATTTTTGTAAAGGGAGCAGACCTCAAGGATGGTATGTTAATCATCAGTCTTGAGAAAGTGATTCCCGATGAGAAGAAACCTAGATTGATTAATATTGGAAGTGGTGATGTGAGTGAAGGATAATTCTTTTATTATGTATATATTATAATTGGTTCTCCCAATTTGTGGTCAACACGGATTGGGAGAATTTTATATATAAATATAATTAGTCACTAACAATAAATTCATTAATGGAGGAACAATGGCAAAAAAACACAAAGGACTGATGTCTAATATAAAATCTAAAGCTTCTAAAGTTGTTAAAGAAGTAACAGAAGAAATGAACCCCACAGAAAGACTTGGCCACGCCTGGAAAGGTGCTCTTGCTGCTGGCGGGAAATTAGATAAAACTAACGCGGCTTTCCCGATGGGTAAAGGATCTCAGGGAGTAGAGCTGTTTAGAGAAATGATG